CCCAAGCAAGCACTGCCATCGCCGATGATGGGGAGGGAGCTGGATGACCATGGCGGACGAGGATCGCGGGACGCCTCGCAGCGAAGAGCTCGAGGTTTACACGCCGGATGAGGTTGCCAAGCTGCTGAAGGTGAAGAAGTCGACGTTGTCGTCGTGGCGTACGCGGGACAACACGGGGCCGGAGTACATCAAGATGGGCCGTCACGTGCGGTACACGCATGAGGCGGTGGAGGCGTACGTGGAGGCGCAGGCGGAGAAGTCTCGGGCGATGCGGTTGGCGCGGAATGCGCGTCGTCGAGCGAAGGCGCAGGCGCAGCGGTGAAGCAGATGTTCCACGTGGGACAGGCTGAGTTCCAGGCGAGTCTCGAGGGTCGGTTGGAACCTCGTCGTGCGCGGGAGTTGGGCTTGCCGACGGGTGGGGCGCGGTGTCCTGTGTGCGGGATGTTGTGTTGGGACGTAGCGCGGGCGCAGTCGTGTTGCCGGCCTGGTGATCGTGAGCGCGAGCATCTCGGTGCGCCGGGGTGGGCGGTTGCTGAGGTGGTGGACGCGGCTGCGTTGGTGAGGGCGGCGGATGCGGTGGTGGTGCGTGAGGGGTTGGTGCATCGGGCGCGGTTGGCACCGTACCCGAAGTTCTGGCGGTTGGTGGAGCGGGGGCAGCTGGTGTGGTTGCGTTGGGAAACGTGGAGCCAGCTGCTGATGGTGTTTGACGGGAGAGTGCCGGGTTGTCAGGAGAACGAAGGGGCGTGAGGAGCGGGAGATGGAGACGCGGAAGATGACGTTGGTGGTGGAGCTCGAGGTGCTGGACACGCGGGTGGCTCCGAAGTTTCTGGGCCAGGTGATCCACCAGCTGATGCAGGGCGTGACGCACGGCAGGCTGCAGGCTGAGTGCGGTGACGTCGTGAAGTGGCGCACGGGCGAGGAGAAGGTGGAGTTCTAGGGCATGGCAGACGACCGGTTGTTCCTGCTTCATCGGCCGAGCTTGCGTGGTGTGCTGCTGGCGAAGCGGTACGGCATGCACTGGTACGACGAGACGGAGGACCGGCACGGTGCGATGGAGCAGCTGCTGATGCTGTCCACGGGCGAGCCTGGTGACCTGGAGTTGTGGTTCGAGTCGACGGGCCGCGACCTGGCGTACGGGATGACCGACGAGGACGGCCTGCGGCGTTTCGAGGTCGTCAAGAAGCCGGAGGAGGTGTAGCAGATGCCCACGAAGAAGAAGGCCCCGACGAAGAAGGCGGCCCCCGCGCCGAAGCCGGCGAAGAAGCCGGGCGGCAAGAAGGCCTGCAAGTAGGTGGATCGTTGGGGCGGGCCGCTGAGCTCGCCCCGAACACCGGGGAGGCGAGAGCGTGAAGGTATCGGAACTGCAGCCGGGGATGCTGGTCGAGGACTACGGCCTGGTGCTGAGCGTGTCGCAGACGGACTACCACTTCGTGGTCGAGTTCGCCGATCCGGACATGCGCCTGGCGTGTGCGCGGCTGAGCGCATTCAGCGATGACGAGGACCTCGACCTGGGTCCGGCGCCTGGCACGGCTGAGTACGACGGGCAGGTGGCGGAGATCCATACGGCCTTCGTGCTGCACCAGCGTCGGGTCGGCGACATTTGCGTAGCGGTCGAGAAGTTCCTGCCGAAGCCGTACCCGTCCTAGTCGGCCTGGGGGTTGAGCCCATGCAGAAGCACAGGCGGCCACGAAACAAACGGGAAGCTGAGGGCGAGGTCGCCAGGCGCGTGGGCTCAGCCGCGAAGCCGAAGGTCGTCAAGCCGTACGCGATCAGGTACAGGACGACCGAGGAGTACATCGCCAGGCTGCGGGCCTGGAAGGTGATCGGGCGGTTTGCGAAGCAGGAGGACCGGGACCACGAGCTCGCGAAGCTGCGGCGCCTGTTCCCGGCCGTCAGGGGCACGATCGAGTACGAGGCCATCGACGATGAGGGGGACATCAGCGATGAGTGACCAGGACAAGGCCGGCGGCGAAGAGCTCGACATGACGTTCGCCAAGATCAGGATCGACCGCGACGAGGAGCCCGAGATCACGGCGGCGCGTCTTGACGAGCAGCTGGCCAAGCTGGGCCTGCCGCCGGAGATGTCGGTGCAGATCCGTGAAAAGGTCATGTTCGACATCTTCATGGAGAACTTGCACGAGTTCACGCTCCGCGAGGGCGTCTTCGTGGCCACGATGACGCTGTACTTGCAGGCGCTGATCGTTGCCGGCCTGTCGGAAGAAGACGCTAGGCATGTCGCGATGGCCGAACCGCCGGAAGACCCCGAGCAGCGCGAGAAGTATTTTGAGACGATCGCGTGCGCCATCGTCGAGCAGTTCCCCGAGCACCTGCAGGGCAGGTTCAAAGCGCGCTTCGGCGAAACGTGCAGAGCACGCAAAGCGCTCACGGACAAGGACGACGCCGCCGTCGCGGACATCGTGCGCCAGGTCGAGGTCGGCGACGGCGAGGCCAAGGGTTGAGCAAGCGCAAGAAGTCGGTCGACGAGTTGCTGCTCGAGATCGCCCAGACCCGCAAGGCTGCGCCGACGCTGACGCTGATGACGGACGGGAGATGGTGCTGCGCCGTGGGGGTGAAGTTCACGGCGGTGACGGACGGCGTCTTCTTCACCGAGAGCATGTACCTGGACGACCTGGCCCGCGACACGCCGGGCGAGGCCGTCAGGGCCTGGATGGAGCAGGCGGAGGGGAAGGACTTCGAGCACTTCACCGCCGACCAGGTTATCTTGGACATGGAGAACGACCCCGAAGACGGGAGGGCCAACTGATGAAGCTCAACGAGATCGAGCCCGGCATGTGGCTCAAGGACCTGGGCATCGTGCTGCAGGTGATCGAGCCCCAGGGCCACGAGATGGACGGCATCAAGCTGGTCGAGTACATCGAGCCGAACGACCTGGAGTACTCGCCGATGGTTGCCATGGTCGGGGAGGGCGAGGACCTCGTGGAGGTCGACTCTCGCGGCAGCCACGAGTGGTGCGACCTGATGCGCGAGTTCGTCGCCGCCCAGGCCAAGAGCGCGGCCGAGTGCCTGCAGCGCAAGGCCGACGCCGAGAAGATGCTCGAGCTCTGGTCGGCCGGCCCGCCGGCCGTGCCGGGGATTCTGGAGCACTGATCGAGGGGGAGTCATGACCTGCAAGCAAGTAGGCCTGCTGATCGCAAAGAAGCGCAACGAGCGTGAACTGTCGATGGCCGACGTCAGCAAGAAGACGAAGATCAGCAAGAGCCACCTGTCGAACATCGAAGGCGGCCGGCGGAACATGTCGATGCACGCGGCCGTGGCACTGGAGAAGGCCCTGCGCTGCAAGGGGCAGCTGGTGCCGCTGGTCGTCTGCCCGCACTGCAAGCAGCTGCTGAACCGCTGAGGAGGTCGAGGGTGGCTGAGATCTTCTTCGCCTGTCCCGCCTGCGGATACTCGACAATCGGCTCCGGCATCGAGCACACGCGGGAGCGGTGTCTGGTCCGCCAGCTGACCGCCCTGCAGGCCAAGCACTACACGCTGGCCAACCAGTACGACTCCACGACTGAGCTCCTGGCCAAGACGGTGATCGAGCTCAGCGACTGCAAGACGGCGGTCGCCGCCGCGCACGCCGCCTGGAGCAATCTGCGCCCACACGTGCGGCCTGAGCGCATCCGCTACCTGGTCACGACCGCCGAGGTCGAAGAGCTCACGGCGGCACGAGACACGCTGGACAAGACGATCGGCTACGGAGAGCCGGCCGACACCCGCCAGCTGATCGCCGACCTGCGCGGCGGCGCACCTTGCAAGTGCGACTTCTGCGAACACGAGGGCTCGCCCGACGAGATGGAACCCGAAGAGGCCGGCATGTGGGCCTGCCCCAGCTGCTGGCAACGCTTCCGCGCAGAGGACGCCGCCGGCATCGAGGCCCGGCGCCAGGCCGCTGCGCAAGACCCGAAGGAGAGCACATGACCACGACCACCCCCGCGACCCCGATGACCGCCGCGATCGCCCTGGCGCACCTGCAGTACGACATCACGCAGAAGATGGCCGCGAACGAGGCGCCGAACCTGTCGACGATCGCGCAGTTCAGCGAGGTGCTGTACCAGGTCAAGAGCCTGTGCGAGCAGCTGCCGCGATGAGCGAAGACTGCTGCATGTCCTGCGGGCACATCCGCTACCTGGACGACCCGTTCAACGGCGACTGCGAGGTGTGCTGCGCGTGGATCCTGACGCAGCTGAGTGAAGCGAGGCAGTGGGCCGCCAGTGCCACCACCTCGCTCGAGGAGTGGAAGGCCAAGGCGAAGGCCCTCGCCGAGGAGAATGCCACGCTCTGCACGCAGCTGCTGGCGTTGGAAGGCACGGTATGCTGCGAGGACCTGCGGCTAACCGTGTTGACCAACGGCGCCACGATGAAGGAGATCAGCACCGAGAAGCTGGGCCGCCTGTTCGAAGAGCGCAACGCACTGAAGGCCGAGAACACCATGCTACGCGACAGGTACGAGACGGAGCTGACGAAGGACGAGACTAACCTGCTGCTGCGCAGTCCCCGTTTCGGCCGGGTAACCGCGACCGACTGGCGCATCATCGACGGTGCCCTGCGCGACATCCGCAGCAGGAGGCCGGCATGATCCGCATCCGCAACCTGGGGCCGATGCCCTACACGTTCAAGCACGACGGCGATGCGTGCTTGTACGAAGTCGGCATCAACACGCATCCAGCGATTTGCTTCTTCTTCCACAAACGCAGCGACGGCCTGGCCACGTGCCTGCGCCTAGCCGCTGACGCAGTCGAGAAAGCACAGGCGAAGGAACGCCTGCCCGAGCGCAACAGCGGGAGTGACCGTTGCGCAACCGACGACTCTTCCTCGCAGGAATCGGAATCCTGATCCTCATGCCGCTGCTAGTGAGCGGCCAGACCACGACGATGAACTTCACGTACAGCTGGACGGCGCCGACCACGGGCTCGCCTGTACATCACTACGAGGTGCAGCGCTCGTCCGATAACGGCACCAGCTGGACGTCTGTGACCACGACCACGACCGCGAGTGTGGTGCTGGCCCTGAATGTCGGCACGACGTACCTGGTTCGGGTGCGTGCTTTGGACGCTCAGGGCCGGGCCGGCCCGTGGTCGGCGAGTTCCGACCCGAATACTCCGGATGCCGGACCTCCCGGCGCCTGCGGCAAGCCTGGTTGGATCTAAGCCGACCAAGAGCGACCAACGGTGACGGACGTAGATATGCGGCCAAGTACGCCAACGCCATCGCCGATCCTGGCGTTGGAGAAAAATCACTTGGCTGCATATCTCGTCTGTGTTAATCTACCCAAATCGGTGCATATCACCGATGAGCTATCTACCGCACACAGGGGGTAACCGATGGAACCGACGCCCGCAACCGCTATGTCGCCCGAGGAAATCAGCGCTCATCGCGCCGATGCGAAGCTCCCGTACGAGTGCAAGGTTTGCCATTCGAAGCTGAACGCTTCGTCGATCTTCCGCATCTCCCGCACCCACAATACCGGCGAGCTCAACCGCGTCCAGGCGAAGCTCCCGCCTGGTGGCGAGTTCACTGAGAGGGGCGCCAACCAGATCTACTGCGCACCGTGCTGCGATGCGCAGATTCGGCTCAAGCGTGCGAACGAAGGAACCAGGCCGCTGCCCTCTGAGCGCAACGGACCGGCCATCAGTGCGCTGACCGGACTGACGGGCAAGCAGGCCGCGCTCGCGAAAGCTCGCGCCCTCAAAGCTGCGCGTGCTGAGGCCGCGAAGTCGCTCGTTTGGGAGATGACGTCGCACGGCGTTTTCCAGGCGAACGGCATGTCCATCGCCAAGACCGTCGACGAGAAGTGGCGGCTCAACGTCGGCAAGCTGTCGATCGTCCTGGGCACGCTGCAGAACGCTTTCGAAACGGCAGAGGAACTGAGGCACGGCAATGGCTGACTCGCAGAAGGAGCACTTCCTCCTCAACGGCCTCGAGGCTGTCGGCAAGCAGGGCCTCGCGGCAGCTGTTCATCGCGACAACATGGACGAGCTCACCTCGTTCGCTGAGTTGCTCAACCGCATCTGCGACCGGTACAGCTACCAGGCACAGATCCCTGTCCTGGCCGGCAGACTGGCCCAGCTGATTCGCAACCACGGGAACCAAATCAAACCGGGCTCCTGGTAGCCGTCGTCGTACATCTTCGTTGAGCACTGTTACGCCGGCGCCATATGCGCCGGCGTTGCAGTTGTTCCCCGCCTACAGAGCGGCGATCCTTGTGCTGCTCCCCGGCAGGGATTGGCTCGACGTAGGTGCTCGGATCAGGACTGCAAGCTCCTTCCAAGCCTCGCATGCTGCCCCTCCCCGGCGGTCTGTCCAATGTCCAAGGCCTCCTACCCCCTGGTCGCGGCACTGGCACCCGCTCCCTCACCGGCGCAGCCCAAACCGTCCAGCCTTCCCTGTCGGGGTTCCAGGCCCGCTATCGACCCGAGACGGTAGGCGGGACCTCCTACCAGCGCGGCGCTAGCAACGCCTGGGGCGGTGGGGCCGGCCTCGGCCTGATCAGTCGCGGGCCGGCCTTCGCTGCTCCAGCTGCGGCTGGAGGGGCGGGGCCGACCAACGGCCTCATCAGCGGCCAGTGGGGCCTGGGCCGCGCAGCCGGCCTCAAGCGCTACCTGGGGCTCGCGTGAACTCCCGCCGCATCGCCTGGACTCCGCAGCCTGGCCCGCAGACGGCGATGCTCAGCTGCCCGTACGACATCGTCCTGTACGGCGGCGCCGCCGGCGGCGGCAAGACCGACGCACTGCTCGGCGACTTCGCCGCCGGCATCGAAGCGTACGGCGCCGCCTGGCAGGGCGTCATCTTCCGCCGCACGTTCCCCATGCTGGACGAGATCGAGCGCCGCTCGCTCGAGATCTTCGCACCCGTCTACGGCGCGAAGTGCTACAGCGTGGGCAAGAAGCGGTGGGAGTTCCCCAACGGCTCGCGCCTGACGCTTGCCTTCCTGGACGCGGACGAGGACTGCCTCAACTACCAGGGCAAGCAGTTCACCTGGGTCGGCTGGGACGAGCTCACGCAGTGGCCCACGGACTACGCCTTCAACTACATCCTGAGCCGCACGCGCTCAGCTGCCGGCGCCCCGTGCTACACCCGCGCCACCAGCAACCCCGGCGGGCCTGGCCACAGCTGGGTCCGCGATTTCTTCGTCGCGCCGACCAGGCCCGGCACGCCGATCGTCACCGAAGGCCGCGATGCGTTCGGGAATGTCGTGCGCCGCACGCGAGTGTTCATCCCCGCGAAGCTCACCGACAACCGCATCCTGCTCGAGAACGATCCGCTGTACTTCGACCGCCTCAACCAGCTGAGCGACCCGGTGCTGCGCAGCGCTCTGCGCGACGGCAACTGGGACATCTTCCAGGGCATGGCCTTCACGGAGTGGGACGCGAACATCCACGTGATCCCGTCCGCGCCCGTGCCCGACGGCGTGCCCATGTGGCGCTCGCTCGACTGGGGCTTCGACAAGCCGTACGCCTGCCTGTGGTTCTACGCCGACTACGACGGAAATGTCGTCGTCTTCAACGAGCTCTACGGCCAGGGCGACCAGGTGGGCAAGGGCAGCCGCGAGCCGGCCTCCGTCGTGCGCGAGAAGATCGAGGCCTTCGAGGCCACGAACAGCCTGTGGGTCCCGAGCGGCTACCTCGACCCGCAGTGCTGGGCCGCGCACGATGACGTCGCGTCCATCTACCAGAACCTCGGCGGCGCCAGGATGAACTGGCAGGCCTGGGCCAAGGGACCGGACTCTCGCGTCAACCACAAGCAGGTCGTCCACGACTACCTGAAGATCGTCAACGGCTCGTCCCGCCTGAAGATCATGGATCGGTGCAAGCACCTGATCCGCACCCTGCCGGCCCTCCCGCGAGATCCCCACAACCGCGAAGACGTCGACACGAAGGCGGAAGACCACGCCTACGACGCCCTGCGTGGGGGTCTGGTCCGCAGGGTGCTCAACCGCGAGGAGCGCCGCCGCACGTTCGGCCTGCGCACTCGAGCCCAGGCGCGGCGCATGCGCACCGTCGGGCAGTTCGGAGGCCTCGGTTGATCCACCCGATCGCACGCGGCCAGGAGCAGCGCATCGTCGAGTACGTCAACTCGAAGGTGCAGACGCTCAAGACCAACCGGCAGCTGCTCGAGCTCAAGTGGCTCCACTGCATGGAGGCCTACGGGTCGAAGTTCGACGAGGCCTGGGCCGAGCGTGCCCGCCAGGACAACCGCTCCGCACGCTACCTGTCGCTGACCTGGGACGCCGTCGAGAACATCACCGCCCAGATGATGGCGATGCTCTTCCCGAACGAGCGCTGGTTCACCGTCGAGCCGGGCCGGCGCGGCGGCTTCGTCATGAGCGACGACCTGGACGCGCCGAAGATCGAGCACCTCCTGCGCTACCAGCACGACCAGATGATGTTCGTGGGCGAGATCCGCAAGCTCATCAAGTGGCTGGTCATCACCGGCAACTGCCCGTGGTCGATGACCTGGTGCAAGGAAAGCGCGGTCGACTACCCGGCGTACAGCGCCGCGATGCAGGCCTGGCTCATGCGGCAGGCGCAGGCCCAGGCGCAGATGAACCAGGCGCACGAGATGTGGTCGCAGCAGGCCGACGCCGCGCAGGCCCAGGGCCTGCCGCCGCCGCCCCCGCCGATGGCGCCGCCGATGGAGATGCAGCCGGCCGCCGCCAGCAACGTCATGTACGAGGGGCCGCGCCTGATCATCGGCGACCCGTTCAACTTCGTGATCGACGACCGGGCGAACGACGAGGAGACGGCCTTCCGCGCCGTGCAGACCTGGCGCAGCAAGGCCTACCTCGAGCACCTCGCCCAGGTCGACGAGACGGGCTACGCCGTCTACGAGAACCTCGACCAGATTCGCGATGCCGGCCAGTACAAGGACGACTACTTCAGCCGCAACCCGGCGCTCGCCGCTGCCTTCGGCATGCAGCTGCCGGACGACGCCTCGGTCAGCCTGATCGAAGCGGCGGGGGACTTCGAGCTCCCTCTCCAGGACGAGCTCGAGGGGGACCAGTTCATCCGCTGCTGGGTGGCCGTCGTCGCGAACAACCGCACGCTGCTGAAGTTCGAGCCGACGCACCTGTGGTCGCGCCGGCCGCACATCCAGCTGGCGAAGCTCATCGAGGTGCCGGGCCAGGTCTACGGCGGCGGCCTGGTCGAGAACACGCTCGGCCTGACCGATGCGACGAACGTCCGGTTCAACCAGATCCTGGACGCCGCTGCGGTCGCCATCAACCCCGAGACGAAGGTTTTCGACGACGGCGTCTACGACCCCGAGACGGCCGAGAGCGGCCCCGGTGCCCAGCACATCGTCGGCGACATCAACAACCTGCAGCCGCTGCTGAAGAACCTGCAGGGCCTGTCCCTGGCGTTCACCGAGATCGGCCTGCTGATGAGCCTCGTGCAGCAGATGTTCCGGTCCCCGAACGCAGGCGCCGCCGTGCGCGGCGACACCTCGGCTACGCGCACCGCACGTGATACGTCGGTGATGGGCGGGTCGCTGCAGGACATGGCGCGGTACGTCGAGGAGCACGCCCTGGTGCCGATCCTCGAGATGCAGCTGCAGCACTCCCAGCAGTACCTGGACGAAGAGATCGTGATCAAGATCGTCCAGGAGAACATGGCGTCCTGGGCAACGGTCGGACCCGACCACGTGCAGCGCCGCTGGCTGACGCGAGTGCGCGGCTCGGCCAACACGATGCTCAAGGAAAAACGCCTGCAGGATCTGCTCACGTTCTTCCAGCTGGTGAGCGGCAACCCCCTGTTCGTGCAGACCGGCCAAGTCGACGTCACCTACCTGGCCAAACGCATCTACGAGGAAATGGGCTTCATGGACGGCGACAAGGTCTTCCCGGCGGTCATGCCGGGAATGATGGGGTTGCCAGGTGGAGGTGTGTTCGGTGGCGGACTTCCAGCGCTTGGAGGAGGCCCAGGCACTGCAGGAGATCAGGGATACCCAGGCGTTGGCCTTCCTGCAGCAGCGCCTCCAGCAGTTGCACAACTCAGCCCGTTCACCTCAGCGGCCGTCGACGGCCTCATGGGCGGGCGAGCTCGCGTTTGAGGCGGGCCGCGCCGCCGCAGCGCTCGAGCTCATGCAGTGGATCGACACGTGCCTGAAAAGGCAGAGCAAGTAAACCGAACGCCGCCGGGCGCAAAACGGAGGACAGACCATGGCCGACGACCTGAGCGAATTCGATTACCTGGCGCAGGCAGCGCCGGACGACGCGAGCGCAGGCGATCCCGCCCAGCCGGCGGATGACGCCGATGTCGAGCAGCAGCAGCTGCCGGCGCAGGAACAAGAGCCCCAGGCGCCGCAGGCGCCGGAGCAGAACGCGACAGCTGAGCAGATCCGCGAGCTCAACGCACGACTGCGCTCCGAGCAGCAGCGCGTCGACGAGCTCATGCGGCTGCTCCTGAGCCAGCGCGGGCCGGAGCCTCAGCAGGCCCCCGCGCCGGAGATCGACCCGGACGTCCGGGCGTCGGTGTCACCGCTGCTGGAAGAACGGCTGCGCGAGTACGACGCGATCAAGCGCGACTACGAGCACCGCCAGCAGCTGGCCACGCTCGAGGAGGCCTCGCCTGGTATCGGCGCCATGTGGCCGCAGATCCAGGAGGAGTTCGGGAAGCTGCCCGCTCACCTGCGCAAGGAATTCGACACGATGGCCGGCGCAATCGCTCTGCGCGAACGGATCGAAAGACGCACGGGCGCGGGCGCGGCTGGGGCCGCTGCCGGCAAACGTCGCGCACACACGGAATCGGCCCCTGGCGGCGGCCAGCGCACCCGCGCTCTGCCCACGCGCCAGGAGGTCATGAACATGAGCCGAGCGGATTTCGAAGCCTTCACCGAGGCCCTGCAACGCGCACAACGTGCGCCGGCCAAGGGCGGCTACGACCCGCTGATCGAGTAAGGAGCTTCGAACATGGCAACCACCTGGGCGGGACTCATCGCCAACGAAGGCCAGGCCGGCTACATCAAGCCGACCGGCGCCAGCATCCCCAGCGCCCTGCAGGGCGTCTACGACAAGAACCTGCTGGAACGCGCCCTGCCGCTGCTGCTGCACGACAAGTTCGGCCAGAAGCGCACGCTGCCCCGCAAGAGCGGCAAGACGATGGTCTTCCGCCGGTACGAGACGATGAGCGTGGCCACCACGCCGCTCACCGAGGGGACGACGCCCACCGGCGCCGACCTCACCAAGAGCGAGGTCGTCGCGACGATCGCGCAGTACGGCAACTTCACCCAGACGACCGACCTGCTCGAGACGATCGGCCTGGACGACATCATCATGGAAGCGACCACGCTGCTCGGCGAGAACATGGGCGAGTCGCTGGACACGATCTTCCGCGAGATCCTCGTGGCCGGCACCTCGTACACGTACGTGACCGCTGACGATGCGGGCACGCCGGCGACCGGCACCTCGAACCGGAACACGGTCAAGGGCGTGCTGAACAAGTACGCCATCGAGCAGGCCATCAACATCCTCGAGCGGAACAAGGCCAAGAAGTTCACCGGCCTGATCCAGGGCGCCCCGAAGGAGAACACCTGGCCGGTCGCGCCGTCGTACTGGTGCATCATCCACCCCGACATGGTGCGCGACCTGTACGCCACGGCCTACAGCACGCTCACGCCGGGGTCGGACTTCATCCCCGTCGAGCAGTACGCCAACCAGACGCAGGTCATGGAGGGCGAGGTCGGCAAGTTCCGCTGCGTGCGGTTCATCGCCACCACGCAGTCCAAGATCTGGACCGACACCGGCTACGCCGTCAGCGGCCTGCCGTACCGGTCTGCCGGCACGAAGTGCGACGTCTACTCGGCGCTGTTCCTGGGCCGGGACGCCTACGGCATCGTGCCGCTGGACGGCCTGAACAGCCGCTCGATCGTCCACCGCGCCGGGAGCTCGGGCACGAGCGACCCCCTGAACCAGCGCTCGACCATCGCCTGGAAGGCCGCCACCACGGCCGTCATCCTCAACGACGCCTTCATGCACCGCGTGGAGTGCGCCTCGCTGGCCTAGTCGCCGCAACGGCCGGGCGGGCTTCGGCCCGCCCGGCAACAAGGAGGGCCAATGGCCTCGTCCACTTCCGTCACGTTCGGCGTCTCGCCGCTGGCGAACAGTCCCGTGGTCACCGGCTACGTCACGCTGAGTGCGAGCCCCGAGCTCATCTACATCGACCTGGGCTTCATCCCGTCGCGGGCCGAGATCATCTACCACGACGCAGCGGCGACGACTCCTCTCGTCGCGATGCGCATCGCCTGGGCCAACGGCGCCTACTCGCTCCTGTCGACGTCGGACGGGGACACCGACACGCACGGGGTCTACGCCGTCTCAACCATCGCCAGCCCGAGTGCCGTGTGGGGTGGCCCGTGGCAGGCCCCCTTCGGCGCCAGCCGGCCGTCGCCGACCCGTGGCGACCAGGACTCGCCGAGCGGCCTCGGCGGCTGCGGCTGGTGGTCGTCGAACACCATGGGGTCATCCGGCTACGACAAGTTGCTTTTCACCTTCTGGCGCTAGGCCAGAGCTCGCCGCCGGGCGTTAAACGGAGGAGACGAGATGAAGAACGATCCGAAGATCATCGAGGTCGACGAAGAGATGCCGGCGCCCGCCGCGCCGAAGCGCAAGCCGATCGCGGGAGTGCCGCTGCCCGAGGGGTTCGTCAACGCAGAGGCCGGTCAACCGGACCACCTGTGCCTGGACCCGAAGGGCCGCTACCAGCCGACCTGGTCGTCGGTCTACATCTCGCGTTCTCGCGAGACGCCGGAGCGGCAGTACTTCCTCGATGAGAAGGCGCAGCCGATTCACGTGCGCACCGACATGTGGGTGGACGTCCCTCCCTGCGTGGTCAACGCCCTGCGCTCGTGCCGCACGGCACGCATCACTCGCGGCTCGTTGTCGAACGAAGGCCTGACGAGCGCACTCGCAGAGGTGGAGTCGGCGCCCCTGCCGCGATTCCAGTTCTCGGTGATCCCGAGCGCCTAACAAGGAGGCGGGATGGCCCGCACATTCCTGCAGACGGTGCAGACGGTGGTGCGCTCGCTCGGCGAGACGCCGCCGTCGAGCCTATCTGTCCCCACCGAGACGACGTCGGTCGTCATGGGCGCGGTCAACGACGCCCTGGCCGAGATCTACAACCGGGCGCGGTGGGACTTCCGCCTCAAGCAGAAGGGCTACACGTTCGTCGTGGGTGATGCGCTGTACGCGCTGCCGGATGACTTCGGCGAGTTGCACACGGTCTTCCTGCCGTTCAAGCCGACCGGCCGCCATCTGCAGTACGTGGCCTACGCCGACCTCATGGCGGCGCACGGCGACTTCACGATCACGCACGAGTCGATTGTCGACCTCGACATCTCGCTCAGCATGATCGCGGCGTCCGGCGCCTACCAGGTCGAGGCGAAGGGCGTGCCGGAGTACTTCACGTTCTTCGGCAACGAACTCCTGGTGTGGCCGCCGCCGGACACCGACTACTGCAACACCGGGAAGCAGTTCCTGGTCAGCTACTACCGGCTCGCCCCTGAGCTCACGACGGCGTCGGCCACGATCCCCCTGCCGAGCTCGCTCTGGCCGGCGCACACGTGCCTGGCCCAGGCCTACGCCAAGCAGTACATCGAGGCGCCCGACTACCAGGTGGACGAGGCCCGAGCCGAGCGCCTGCTGGCCGGTCAGCTGAAGCGCAAGACGAAGCGCACCGGCGCCGCGCTGCGGTTCCGCCCGAGGTCCTGGTAATGTTCCAGCGCTTCGGCGGCATCGACCAGCACTCCGGCGACCTGGCCATGGACCCGACCAGCGCGGTCGACCTGCGCAACGTCGACCTGCACCCCGTTGGCGAGATCCGCACGCGGGGCGGCATGCGCAGCCTGGGCGCGGCCGTCGACACGACCGAGGTCTTCGGGCTCGCGATGCTCGAGGCCGGCGGCGAGCTCTACATGTACGCCGCCCAAGCCGCCTCGCTGGGCGTGTGCGTGGCCGGCGAATGGGAGTGGACGTCGGCAGCCGACTGGGAGGCCGTGGGCGCGACCTTCGCTGCGGCCAGGTACGGCGTCGACGATGCGACCGGACACCCCGAAGCGCACGGCACGAGCCTCTACGTCGCGAACGGCGTCGGCATCCCGTGGGTCCACTGGGGCACTGACGGCGAGGAGATGCCGAAGCTCGACTACGGCGACGAGACTGCCGGCGTGCCCGTGTCGACCAGCGGCGGCCCCGAGTGGCGCGACTGGGAGCAGCACCCGCCCACGGGCATCTGCGCCATCGGCCACGGCACGACCGAGCAGCTGCTGGCCTGGGGCTTCGACGACGACCCGGCGCGAATCGACTACTCCGCGCTGCGCCTGCCCTGGCACTTCGGCCGCGCCAACCTGACCGGCGCCACTGAGGAACCGCTCGAGGACGGCGGCTGGTTCTACGCGCTGGCCGACGACGCCGACGTCGTGATCGGCGCCATCCAGCACCTGTCGCGTATCGTCGTCTTCAAACGGCGCACGACGATCGTCTACAGCGGCTTCCCCGGCGACGACCTGGCGATCGAGAACATCTTCCCGGTCGGATGCACGAGCTACAAGTCGGTCGTTCGCGTCGGCAACGAGCTCATGTGGTGGAGCGACCAGGGGCCGGTCACGCTCGTCGGCGTGCAGCAGTTCGGCGACCTGCAGTATGCGTCGGTCGCCGACCCGATCCGCCGCACCGTGAGCTCGACGTCGGCAACCGCTGCGGCCGGCGCGTTCGCCGTGTCCGACCGCCGGAACATGCGCGTGATCTGGTTCCTGCCCGAGAGCACGACGCCGCTCGCGGTGGTGTACTACTACGACAGCCCGCGCCGCTGGACGATCTTCGACGGTCCGATCGCCGAAGTGACCTGCGCCATGGACGGCCTGGCGAACGCCGGCGGCGACATCGTGGTCTACGGCGGCGATGCGGACGGGCTCGTCCACGAGCTCCTGCTCAACACCTCCGACAACGACGTCGCGATTTCGGCCTACTACCACACCGCCTGGCAGGCCCTCGCCGAGCACGAGACGCGCAAGCGTGCCCTGTTCGTCGACCTGATGTACGGCGCGAGCGGGGCGATCGGCGCCACCGTGGGCATTGCCTGGGACTACGTGGCGATCGCGTCGGACATGGGCGAGCAGGTCCGCGCACTGGGCTCCGCGTTCGTGGGCTGGAACGAGGCCACCTGGTGGTCGCGAGCAGACGCGGACGTCTGGGAAGAGGACGGGACGCTGCCGGCCGGCCAGGCCTACCCAGGCTTCTGGAACAACACCACGCGCCTGATCAGCCGCTTCGCGATGACGGGCACCGGTTTCATCTACCAGCTGCAGCTGGCCAATACATCGACCAACCCAATGAACTTCGCCGGCTGGCGGGCCTTCCTCTCCGAGAGGGGGCAGCGCTGATGTGGACGGCGAAGGTCATCCCCCGCGAGTTCGTGTCGGCGGAGTTCCTCTACGACATCAGCAAGCGGCACGGTCTGCTGCACGCCAGACCGGCGGCGTCGGTGGCGAACCTGCTGACCACGGCCAGGGACGCCGAGGTCTACACGATGTACGCCGGCGACGAGCACGTGGCCACGCTCATCCTGTCGCGCATCACGCCGGGATGGGCGGGCGAGTGTGACCTCATCCCCGTCCACAAGTTCTTCCGTGGCCACCAGAGCAACAACCTGCGCGATGCGGCGCGGCCGATCCTGCTCGACGCGATGGACCGCCACGAGCTCCTGCGGCTGACGGCCTGGGTGCCGGTGTCGCGAGCTCGCGCTGTCCGCGCTCTGCAAAGCTGCGGGTTCCAGATCGAGGGCACGATGCGCCGCGCCGTGCAGCTGAACGGGAAGGAGCCCGAGGACCTGATCGTCCTGGGCCTGACGAAGGAGTAGCAATGGGACTGCTAGGTGGACTGACGGGCGCCCTGGGCGGCCTGATCTCGGGCGGCCCGCTCGGCGCCATCGCCGGCGGCATCGCCGGCCTGGGTGACTCGAACCAGCAGCGTGCGACCAGTGGCGTGGCGCTGCGGCCCTGGGACCAGCAAGAGCAGCAGGCGGTCAACGGCGCGTACGGGTCGCTGTTCGCCAACCAGGCTTCGCTGAACCCGGCGCAGCAGGCGGCGTACATCCAGAACGCAGCGGCGAACTACTACGAGCCGATGCAGCACAAGATCACGCAGGGCGCTCAGGGCCTGATGTCGCAGAATGCGGCCCTCGCGTCCAGGCGTGGCATGGCCGGCTCGTCGGCAGCTGACGCCCGCGACCGGGCGACGGCAATCGCCGCCGGCAACGAGCTCGCGTCGGCCGCCGCCCAGGCGCAGATGTACGGCAACCAGCAGTACATGAACTGGGACGCGAACCGCCGCGCCAACCTCGGCGCCGCGCAGGGCACGATCTCCTCGATGTGGGGCAACCGCCTCGGGAGCTCGGACCGCTTCTCGTCGACGCCGAGCTCGCCCGTGGGCACCGGCCTGGGCCTGATGGGCATGGGCATCGGGATGGGCTCGCCGTGGGTCGACAAGGCCAACAGCTGGATCACCGGCGGCCTGGGCAGCCTGTTCGGCGGCGGCGGCAACACGCCCATCGGGACGGCCTACACCGGCGGCTACAACGCCTCGACCTACGGCCCGCAGTGGCCGACCGAAGATCCGTTCAGCTTCGAGGGGCGCTAAATGAGTCTCATGTCGCCCGGCCCTGGTGGCGCCGCTCTGCTGGGCGGCATGCAGATGGGCCTGCAGATGCGCAAAGGCCGCGAGCAGCAGGCCGCCGCGCAGGCCACCGCCGACAACGCAGCCGGTCGCGAGCGCCGCGCCGAGAACAAGGCGTTCAACGACGACCTGGACTACCTGGTCAAGCGCTTCACGAACGCGCTGCCCGGCGAGGAGAAGCTGCTGTCGTACGAGTACGACAAGGCCCGGAAGGCCTGGCCTGGGCGCGAGCTCCCGTCCGTCGAGACGCTGGCCGCGCTCGTGGGCCGGGAGGGCTTCGGCAACCGCGCCGACACCGGCAAGTACTTCACGAACGAGCAGAACCTCAACGTGCGCGACCTGGACGGCGCGATGCAGGAGTTCATCGCCAGCGTGCCGCCGAATGTGCTGCTCGACCCGAACGGCTACCAGGACGCCGAAGAGCAGCTGCGCCACGTGGCGTCGACGCACGGGCTCAACGTCAAGACGATGGACCCGTACATCAAGGAGCTCGAGGGCCGGCGCCTGGTCGCGTCCGCTCAGCGTGCGTCGGGAGAGCGGCAGACACTCGACCGCACGAAGTACGTCGGCGAGATCATGAAGGTGATCCGCACGCGAGCGGCGATGGCGTACCCGTCGATGTCGAGCGGCAACTGGATGTCGCCAGGCTCACCGCAGTCGCGCCTCGACCCGAACCACCTGCCGGAGTACAACGCGATCCTCGCCCGCGCCGAGGCGCACGTGCGCGAGTCCTGGGACAAGGGGATCTTCGTCACGCCGGAAGAAGTCATGGCCCAGCTGAGGACCGACTTCCGCGACGTCCCGCAGGTGCTCAAGGCCATTTCGGCAATCGACGGGTTCCTCGACCCCGGCACTCCGCTCGTGATGCAGCCGGCCAGCCAGAATCTGTGGCGGCCTTCGCCTACGATCGCGAAGGCAGACAGCGTGTCGACTCCTGGCCCGATCGAGAACGCGCAGCCCAAGCTGCACGGCATCGAGCAGCCCGCGCCGGCCGGCGCCGCCGCGCCCGCGCAGCCGGCCGCCAGCACGCCCTCGGTCCACTACCAGGAAACCGACGACGGCCGTCGCCGCATCTTCCTCGACGACGGGTCGACCGTCATTGTCACCCCCGAGCAGTTCGAACAGTACCGCCGCAAGAAGGCCGACGAGTGGCAGCGCCAGAACAGGGGTGGCAAGTGAAGCAGCAGTCCGCTGACGCCTGGCTCAAGTCTGTCGGCGAGGTCGAGCCCGCCACCGCTCCTGGCATGACGGCCGACGACTGGCTCAAGAGTGTCGGCCAACCAGACGTCCAGGCGCCCGCGCCGCCGCCGATGGTCCGCTCGCAGGACATCCCGTTCCGCGAGGAGGCCTGGCGCGGGCTGAAGACCAGCGCTGTAAGCATGGGCGCCGACACGTGGCTCGCGCATCAGGGCAACGTCGCGTCTGGCGCGGTCGATTCGTTCAACCCGTTGGGCGAGCCAATGAGGCTGACGGGCATCGGAAGCGTCGATCGTGCCCAGGCCGAGAAGCAGCAGATCCTCAACGCCGGGTTCGACGAGAATGCTCGCCAGCTGGCCGAGTGGACGCAGCGTTTCGTCCGCGAGAACGGTTTCCAGGGAACGACCTTCGGGCACGACCTCCTGAACGGCGCGGCGTCGTACGTCGCGTTCGGTGTGCCGTCGATTCTGCTCGGCCTGACGGCCGGCCCGGCGGTGGGCGAACGTGCGATGGCGATCGGCGAGTCGCTGGTCGAGCAGGGCGCGGTCATGCGCACGCTGATCGCTGAGCACCACATGACGCCGGCAGCTGCCCGCGATGTCTCGCAGTGGGTCTTCATCGCCAACCTCGGCCTGAACACCGCGCTGGACGCCGGCCAGCTGAAGTGGCTGCCTGACGGTGCGCTGACCAAGGCCCTGCGTGGCGTGAAGAACCCCAGCGTGGTCGCCGCGAAGATCGCCTGGTACATGACGCAGCAGGGCATCAAGGAGGCCTTCCAGGAGGGCAGCCAGGAGTACATCAGCGGCAAGGCCACCGGCGTGAAGGGCGACGTCCTCCAGGCCAACATCATCCGCTCCGCCGGCGTTGGGCTCATCCTCGGCACGGCCGGCTCAGGCCTGGGCGCCATGTCCGCGCACCACGAGGCCGGCAAGCCGGACTTCACGACGATGACCGGCGACCAGGTCTACGAGGCGCTCCCCAGCACCCCCTGGATGCGCTCGGAGCCCCTGCGCCCCCCGACCGCCGACGAGGTCTACGCCAGCCTCGACCAGACGCCCCTGGCTGGCTCCCAGGACGCGCCGCCGGCGCCGGCCGACCAGGCGCCGCCCCCCGCGCCCGCGCCCGCCAGCGAGC